CATTGCGTCTGCCGAGCGTTTTCTTTTGAAGGAAGCGATCCATGGAACTCGTTGTCGAAGACGGCACCGGCCTACCCACCGCCAATAGCCTCGTGTCCATTGAAGACGCGGACCTCATTCTCGAACCGAACATCCACTCGACGTGGGCGACGTTCGACGACGAGAAGAAGAAGAAGCTCCTCGTCTGGTCGACCAACCTGATCTGCCAGCGCGCCCGCTGGAAGGGCACAAAGCGCTACGAGACCGCTCGACTGCCGTTCCCTCGCACCGGACTTCGCGACGCTGACGGCTCGTTCTATCCGGACGACGAAGTCCCTGCCCCGGCCAAGGAAGCAGTGGCGACGCTCGCCGACTTCCTCGCGACCGGCGATCCGACGCAACCCAACACCTCGTCCAACGTCTCGCGGCTCGATGTCGACGTGATCTCGCTGCAGTTCGACGTGAACACCACGCCCGAGCGCTGGCCGAGCAGCATCGGCATCATTCTCCGGGACATCGCCACGATCTCGTTCGGCAAGACGGGCGGCAAGAGGATTATCAAGCACTAATGGCTGATCTCGCCGCACTGGCGGAGCGCCAGATCATCGCTGCCTTCAATGGGCCGCTCAAGCCCTTCCTCAAGGAGGTGAGCTTCGAGTTCCTGCAGGCCGAAGGCGAATACGATCCCGACACCGACACGATCTCGAACAGCTACGAGGTCGTCGGTCCCAAGCTGGTGCCCTGCCTCCGTCCCACGGTCGAAGAGATGTCGAACTACGGCGTCGAGGCGGCACACCAGAAGATCATCATCCCCAAGAGCTACCTCCCTCGGGAGATGCAGGCCTCGGACCGGATCAAGATCGGCACCGAGGAGTGGACGCTCAGCAAGACGCTCGGCGTCCCCGGCGAGGTCGTCTACATCGTCTTCGTGAAGCGCACCTAATGGCCTACGTTCGCAACCGCCAACAGATCGAGAAGCAGGTGCGAGCGTCCATGGCCCAATTCCGGCACCGCCTCAGCGCCGGGATCAAGGACATCTGCTTCGAGATCGACGAGACGATCAAGGCGCACACGCCGGTCAACACCGGCGAGGCAGTCCGCAACTACATCTGGTCGGTCGGCTCACCCTCGCGGATCGTCTACGACCCGATCAACAATGGTCCGCCGGGACCGACCAACTCGATGGCGCTCGGCACCGAGCCGCGTCGCGGCCCGAACGAGGACGCCGCCCGAGAGTCGCTTCTGGCACTGGACTTCTCCAACCCGTTCCAGAACTTCGTCCTGTCCAACAACGCGCCGGACATTGAAGGACTGGAATACGGTGAGCTTCCCACTCCGGAACGTTCTCGTTCGCCAAATGGCATGTTCGGGTTGACTCAGAACTTTATCAGTGAGTTAGTAAAGGCGAAAGGGTTCCTCAAGTGAGCGAAGAAAGCCAACGTGCGTTCCTGTCCCGCCGGGTCAAGGAAGTCGTCCAGACCATCACACCGGCCTTTCCCATGGCCTACCCGAACCTTCCGTTCGATCCGCCGAAGAATGCTCCCTACGGGCGCATGTTCCTGCTTGGCGGCAAGGGCCTTGCGGTAGGCAAGGACGGTGAGAAGATCGTCAACCGCAAGACGGGCATCCTGCAGATCACGATCTACACGCCCGCCGAGAAGGGCACGGCCATCGCTGCCAAGGTGTTCGACAAGATCATCGCGGCGTTCGAGAACTACCGTGGCCGAGACGCGGAGAACGTCCCCTACACCTTCAAGGTGTCCGAGACCCGCTACCCCGACGCCGCCGGTGGCTGGCACCAATGCACACTCCGCATCCCCTATTTCAGGGATGAACGTCAGGTTCTCGCAGCAGTTAGCTAAACTCTCCACCGGGGTTATTAAGACTTGACATCTTGAACCAAAAAGGTTAGTATAGGGGCCTTCTGAATTCGCCCCGGACTAGGGGCTTGTCCCCTCTCCGCTTGAAGGCCCTAAATGACCAAGCTCTTCGCCGATTCCAACCGCGCTGCGATCCGCGAGATCGTGGAAGCTAACGACGCTTGGGGCGAAACGCCCGCTGCTGGCGTCTCTCGCGGTGTCCGCTTCACGCAGTCCTCGATCTCGGTCTCGAAGGAGACCGCAATGTCCGACGAAATCCGCTCGGACCGCATGGTGTCCAGCATCATCGAGACCGGCGCGTCGACCGGCGGCGACCTCAACTTCGAATTCTCGGCAGGCAATCAGGACGGCATCCTGCAGCGCGTGCTGCAGGGCGCTTGGTCGCGTCCGATGACCTTCGACGTGTGGCGCGGCGAGGTCGTGGAAATCTCGGCCAACAACACGATCCGTATCTCGGGCGGCGACTACCGCAACTACCTGACGGTTGGTCGCCACCTCCGCGTCTCGGGCTTCAAGAACCCCGCGAACAACACCTACGCGACGATCTCGGCACTCAACTACACCGGCGGCAAGACGGTCATCACCGTCTCTGGCACGCCCTTCGTCGTCGAGGCAGGAAACGCGAAGGCTTCGGTCCGCGACGCCAACGACGTGCTGCTGCTCAAGAACACCTCGATCCAGTTCGGCGATGTCGACGCTCGCACCATCGATTCTGACGGCTCCAACGCCTTCGCGGCGCTGGTCGCTGCCAAGCAGCTTGTGTCCGGCCAGACGATCTTCATCGACGGCGTCGGCTACGAGAGCGGCACGATCACCGCCGCTACCCCGGCGGCGGACGAGACTGTCGTGATCAGCGACGGCGTGGATTCGATCACCCTGACGGCAGGCGCGGACTTCGAGATCGGCGCGACCAACACCGACACTGCAGTCTCGCTCGCTGCAGCGATCAATGCTGCTCGCCTTGAAGGCCTGATCTACGTGACCGCGACTTCGGCTCTGGCCGTCGTCACGGTGACGAACCTCAACAAGGAAGGCGGCTCGATCACCGGCGACACCGGCCTGACGGTCGTGGACTTCACCGGCGGCGATGCCGACTTCGGCGGGTTCTACGGCGTGGTTGCCGTTGGTGACGACTTCGTGGTCGTGGATCGCGACGTGCCGACGCTGGCCGCTGGCACCGCCATCACGATCAAGGGTTCGCTGCTCCGCAACCCCGGCGTCGATACTGACATCCAGCCGCAGTCGATCTCCATGGAGACGACCTTCACCGACGTGAACCAGAACTTCCGCTCGGACGGCATCGTCGACGGCGGCTTCGAACTGGACATCTCGTCGGGCGCGATCATCACCGGCTCGACCAAGCGCATGGGCCGTGCGACCGTTCGCGCTGCTCGCAAGCTGCACGCTGCTCCCTACACCGTCCTCGACGCCCCGGCGACCGAAAACGTGTCGGCAACGGCGAACGTCGGCTCGCTTCGTGCCGGTGGGCAGGAACTCTCGACGGCGGTGAAGTCGATCAAGCTGTCCATCGACGGCAAGCTCCGCAACCAGACTGCAGTCGGCAGCAAGTTCCCGGTCGGGATCAAGGCTGGCCGTCTCGAAGTCACCGTTTCGGTCGAAGCCTACTTCGCCGATGGCGGCAACTTCGACGCCTTCATCAACCACGAGACCCGCGACCTCGTGTTCCCGATCATCGATCCGGAGCGCAACACCTACCACTTCACCGTCCCCGCCTTCAAGATCACGAGCGATCCTATCGCTCCCGGCGGCATCGATCAGGACGTGATGGAGACCATGGAAGGCATGGCATTCCGCGACCCGATCAAGGCGTGCATGCTGCAGGTTGACCGCTTCTCGTCGACCTTCCCCATCGGTTTCTAACCATGGACGGCGGTTCCGCCTTCTGACTTCCGCCGGGCGGCCCGAACCACCCGGCACCTGCTTTCCCGACATTTTCGCTGGCGAAAACGGGCGGCTCCCAAGTCGGGAGTGGAGCCGCCCACCCTCCTTTCCGACAAAGGACCCGACCAATGAACGTTTTTGAAGCTTTTGAATCCAAGCCCATCGTCGAAGATGGGAAGTGGTTCGACCTCTCCGACACCGCGAAGATCAAGCTCCGTTACCTCGGCAGCGAAGTCGCCAAGCGTGCGTATGAGAACCTCATGCGTCCTTTCGCTCAGCGCCAGAAGCTCGGCCTCGAACTGACGGAAGCCGAATCCAAAAAGGTGAACGTCGAGTTCCTTTCCAGCACGATCATCCTCGACTGGCAGGGGATCACCGGCAAGGAAGGCGAGGCCATCCCGTATTCGCCGGAAGCCGTCGCCACGCTCTGCGAGGCGCTGCCGCGCTTCACCGCCCTGATCTTCCGGATCGCCACCGATGAGACCAACTTCGAGAAGGAACTCATCGAGGCCGAGGTGGGAAACTAATCGACTACCTGAGGTGGAGCCAGAAGCCCACCTCAAAGAACAAGGCGTGGCTGGAACAGATCAAGAAGGACCAGCCACACCTTCGGATCAAGACTCTTGAGGAGGAGCCGGAACTCTTCTCGCATCTGAATTGGGTGTGGGAAGCCTTCGGAGAACTCAACTACCGGCGAGGCGTCTCCATGGCGGGACCAGTGCCGATCACGATGGCGGACATCGAGGCATACTGCCGGTTCCGCGCAATCTTCTCGCCCTACGAGCGCGACCGTTTCCTGATCTACCTCCGTGCCCTCGACCAAGAGTGGATGACAAACCACTACACCGAGAAGGCACGCAACGAGACAGGGAACAAACCAACCTCTCCGAAAACCTTCAATAGACAGCGGACATGACCGAACAATACGGCTTTCAGTTCAAGGTAGACGCGACCGATGCGGCTCGTGGCTGGAAGCAGTTCGAGTCCGCTGTCGAGGGTGTCTTCAAGGCACTCGACAAGATGGAGTCCCACGTCGAGAAGACGATGGGCAAGGTCAACGACACGTCCCGCAAGGCGGCGTCGGGGATCAAGGCGTTTGCCAACGCCGGACAGGCGCTCAACCAACTCAAGTTCTCTGGCGCGAGCGGGAAGAACATCTCGGCGCTCAACGCCGCGATGAAGCAGTTCAAGGCCCCGTCCGCTGCTCAGGTGAAGAACCTGCAGGCGTTCTTCCGCGCCCTCACGCTCGCAGGCACCGGCGGCGGCGCTGCTGCTGCCCGAAACATCAACGCCCTCAAGAACGCGGTCAACGGGTTC